TTATTCACTTTAGGACAGAATGCATATTATCTGGGCACACAAGAAAGCGCTACCTTTGGTTGGTATGGCGTATTCGAATATTACGATCCGAATAATCTAAACAGTTTCGAAATAGAACTATATAGTTCTGGTAACATAGACTTGCGTTATGGCGGCATAGATATTGTTAATCATAATGTGTCAGCCGGAATCACAGGTGACTTATCACAGGGCGAATACGTTGATCTTTATTATGGTCAGGGATTCAGTCTTGGAAGTCCTATTAATCCAGATTCAGGTGAAGGACCCGATCCATGTGATTCGAATCCTTTATCATCACCGTCCTGTTCTGGTTATCAACAGGCGTACTATAGTCAACAATGTTCGATAAGTGCACTATATGACACGGGCTGTCCTGGTTATCAGGCGGCCTATTACAACCAACAGTGCTCAATTAGTCCATTGTATGATGTTGGTTGTCCTGGTTATCAATCAGCATATTATAACCAACAGTGCTCACTCAACGCTCTATACGATTCTGGTTGTCCTGGTTATCAGGTGGCCTATTACAACCAACAGTGCTCAATTAGTCCATTGTATGATGTTGGGTGCGATGGATACGAACAAGCATATTACAACCAGCGGTGTTCGAATAATGCTCTCTATGATGTTGGTTGTACTGGTTATGCAGCAGCGCTTTTCCAACAAAATTGTTCTGCAGATCAATTGTTTGATTCAGAGTGTCCTGGATTTTCTATAGCTATGGCAATGAAAATAGCTCAAGAACAGCAGGAGAAAATGTTTGAACAGGAATTTGCAGTTAGTTTAACTGCAATAGAAAACGTTGCAGAAACTACTGGCGATCCAGTACTCGATCAACTATTATCTATACTTCCAGAACCAATTGAGTTAGCTTCTATGCAAGATGAAATTGTTCAAACCATAGTCGTAGAACAAATAGCCGCATCTGAACCTATGGAAGAACCAACCTCAGAAGATCAAGTTGCTGCGGAAGAAATGATGGCAGAACTTGTTGGTGAAAAATCTTCAGATGGAGAAGACAAATCAACAACTGGCGAAAAGCCAAGCGCTGAGAAGCAAAAAGCTGCGGTTGCTGCTAAAATAGCTGAGTTGAAAAAAGAAATGGCGAGTGGTGAAATGTCAGCTAAAGATGTTGCTGCTATCCAAGCTCAAATATCGATGCTTCTGGCTTTCGTCCCTGGTTTCGATCAATATTATATAGTCATGCCCGATTCCCCGTTCTATCAACAAGAACAGGCGTATAAGAATGTAACTATACCGGATAGCAAAAACTCTGCCCGTCTTGGTTTAGCATCTGAAATGAAATTCAATGAAATGGTTCAAATGCAATACAACAGGAGAAAATAATGTCCATAGTGCCCGACGAAGATATTTCTTTAGAAGAAAAAGTTGCTAACACTGAGTTTAGCATCGGCAAATACAAAATGACCCCGATGAAAATCATCGGAGTCATAACATTCATTTCAACTATACTTGGTTTCTTGTATGGTGCGTTTGAAGTTTATAAAGACTATACGAATATGAAAGAACAGATCCAGAGTTATGTTGCTCCAGATCTGTCTTCATTTCAAGAACAAATCTCTGTGCTCGATGCCAATATGAAGAAGTTACAGGAGTCTGTGATTGAAGCCCGTGACTACACCCGTGACATTAAAGTTGACTTGAAAGGTGACATCGACCGTATCGAGTCAGTGGTTGACAAGACTGAACAACGTGTTAAAGATTCAGAAGCTGACGTAAGAGCTATGATTGACCTTGCAGAGACTCGCTTTGATACTAAGCGCGATCAACTCTCGTCTCAGACTGAAAGCAAACTGCGTTCAATTGAAGACGATCTGAATAACAAGATTCAGACTGCTTTAGATAATCCTTTAGCGCAGTAATCAATATTTAAGATAAGGGTGGACTTCCTCTTCATCACTAAGTTTGAAGCGAACTCGATTTTTCAAAGCGTCTTTAGCTTGCTTGTGTTCATATGCTACTTCTCTTACATCAGGATGTAAAGATATAATCAGTGCCATAAAAGCAGCAATCAATGCCTCTGCTCGTATCGCAAGCCAAAATATCATAACAAACTCATGCGTGAACAAAAACTTAATATCCCAAAATAGAAATGCAAATGCCAATGGAAACATCGCAGACATTAAAGCTATCGTACCAAAGATTGCAGAAAATACCATTAAGAAAGTTTTTACTCGAGTCATTCTATTTCTCCTATACGCTAACACGAACCCAATAATGGGTCTTTGAAGTTAATTCTACCCACCAGTCATTCAATAGGTCATTCATGTGTGTGTAGTGAGCTTCTGTGAAACTCTTATCTTTGGTTCTTACGGCAAACATTTTACTTCTCCGTAGCAGGGTGCAAGTGTATAGAATCAACGCGGTACGCATAATCATCGTACATTTTATCGAGTTCGTCAACATACTTACTAGCATCGACGTGGTTGTCAAATGCGGCGACCGCATTAACAAATTGTGTTTGGCGGTAATACCGCATTACTACATAGATCATTTTTGTAAATCCTCGTAATCAGTTCCAGTAGTTACTATAAGATCTGGAACATCTTTGCCAGTAAAGTAGTCATGCTGTCGAACTATGTATTCACGTAGTCGTTTGATCTCGTCAGCGGCTTCAAGGAGTTCGGCGCAGATTGGCGTCATGTCATACGGGCCGTTTGCTGCATCCTGTAGCCGCTTGATCAGATCGTCACTCATTCCTTGTCCTCCTCGGTCATAGTCATTTCTTCTAGGATCATGAAAGTGTAGCCACCAAAGCCGTAATGCTTGACATAGCGCGCCACTGCCTCAGTAGCCTGCACTCGAGTCTCATACCCGTTGCGACTGACTAGGACTGTGGTGTTATAGTAAGGCCCGACTTCTTCATGGGCGATCTTCAACAGACCGTCCTCGGTGCGCTTAGCGACGTAATATCGGTATTCTAGTTTCATCCATTCACTCCTACTTTAACGAACCGCGAAGCCCACACTATTCCATCGGGCGCCATCATGGTCATCTGACGGGGGTGCACTGACCTGGTCGGTTTTGCGTCCCACCAAGCCCAAGCCTCGTCAGCGGTTTCAAACTCGACAGAAGACCAGTTCCCATGCTCGAGGGGGGTCTCTGTCACGAACTCGGTCTTCATAACCCATCCGGTCATCTTAGTCCTCTTTAAATTGCTATTGCTTCTGCGGTCAACTCAATCCGCTCATACCAAGCCTTGACCGTTTCTTTATAGGTCAAGCAACGATCGACGGCGCGAATTGCTTTTGATTTTTCAGCCACGAACCATGAGTCACGGGAGATTGGTGAGCGCGCGTGGTCTTTGCTTTCGACTATAATTTTATAGCGTACTTTCATTCTCAGTAAGCCCTTTCTCTGAGCATCTCTTCCTCGCGGAGCTTTGCTTTAGCGAAGACGGCAACGTAAGTGCCTGCGCGGATACAACTTCCAATGCCACGCCGACCCAGCCAAATGCCATTTACATTCCAGAAAGTCCAATTTTGTTCCCAGTTTTCCATCTCATTCACCTTTTCTATACCTTACTCTTAGATACTAACACACCTTCCATGGATTGTACACAGAAAAATGCAGTTCCAGCAAAATATATTTTGTTAAAAAATTAGAAAAAAGACTGTCTTTGGCCTTCACGGTGTAGTTCAGCAGTAACACAATGAGTACCACCATCCCAGAAGAACCTATGTCTCATTGGAGCTATATGTGGAGTTATGCCATAACGTTCAAATGCTTTAAACGCCTGTTCGTTATAGGATCCTACGATGACGTTTTTTGGATCTACCATTAGAACGTTAACATCGAAGATAGTTTCCTCAACGTATCCGACCCAGTCTTTAAGCCAGTGCTCAACATATTCTATGATATCATCATCTTCAGATACTCCTGGGATAAACCACTTTCCATGGTTTTTCGACTTAAGAGTCATCCATTCGCGCATTGAATTCATTCTATTTTGTTCAAAATAAACTACTTCCCAATCTGGAAAAGTCTTGTCATACGCGTCTGCGTCGTACGCGCTGAAAATAAGTCCCGGCTTTAGAGGACTAAAGACCCCATCAATATGCCCACCCGTGGTAACAGCATGCGTATTATAGTCTTGGAGATAGGTATTCTTCATTATGTCAATGGAATCTAAGACACGCCAATCAGTCATCTTATGTTTAGTACCAAAGAATAGGTCTTTACCAATCCTGAAAATACCGTTAACCTTGATCCAGGCTAAGTCTTCGTCGCTCTGATTGTTAATAACCGTATTACCTTTTGAGGCTACGTAGTCTAAGATACCCTGCCAACATACGTCAAAGTTTACAATTTTATCATGATTTGACCAGTTGTTAACTTTCTGATTCACTCTAAAGTAAGGAAAAAGAAAGAACTTATCGCCAATCATAATCATTTGATCGCGTGGAATAGAACTTACTGGCGCTGGAATGGGAATATTCTTATCGATGTATTCCTGTGGTACTACGTTTGGAACATCTGGCCGCAATACTTCTACGTCAAAAGACTTTAATACTTTGATTAGAGATTGATAGTCTTCTTCGGTTTCAGTAGCTATCTTTTCGAAAAGATTCCTCATCTTCGAATTCTTCATAAACGAATAAAATTCTGGAGGATAGTTTTTACCGACTACGCAAACTTTTAGCGGATCCCATTCCTGGTGTACACTGAGCATATTTTCAATTTCCTTGAATCTTAATTATTTCCCACGTACCATCGTATTTTTCAACTAATGCGGTGCAGCTTTCGACCCAGTCCCCGCAATTCATATACTCAGTACCATCAAACGTAGTTATATTAGCGTGATGTATATGCCCACAGATGATTCCATCAGTGCCACAGTTTTTTGCATAAGTTGATAGAGTCTCTTCGTAAGATCCGATGAAGTTTACAGCAGACTTAACTTTGTATTTCAACCAAGCGCTGACAGACCATCTAGGAAGATTTAAAAAATCCATGAGCCTATTGAACATAACGTTCATAACTATCGATGTATCGTAAGCCCAGGATCCAAGATACGAAAGCCACTTTGCGTGGTTTATCACAACATCAAATTGATCGCCATGAACTACTGAGTATGTTTTACCATTAAGTGCCCAATAAACATCAGAAGATACGAGTTTGATTTTACCGAATTCGTTTCCACAAAATGGTTTAAGAAACTCATCGTGATTTCCTGGGATGAAAACTACATTCACCCCTTTACGCGCTTTGCGAAGGAGTTTCTGAACTATGTCATTGTGTGATTGTGGCCAGTACATCTTAGATTTCATGGCCCAGCCATCTACTATATCACCAACCAAATATAAATTTTCACATTCGAACGTTTTCATAAAGTTAAGGAACTCGTCGGCCTGAGACATACGAGTTCCTAAATGAATGTCGGATATGAATACTGACTTATACTTTACCGATTCCCGATAGTGTACTTTGTCACCAGGTTCCATTGCGACTTTTCCTTGTACGCTATTATCTTCACTTGGTTTATGGGTGCTAGAGGCTCTTGAATTTTAGATTTATCGATGATCTCGATTAGCGCCCATTCGTCAAGAAGCAATGCAATCCTGTTTCTACGGGACATATCAGTCTCAGAAAAGTCAGCTGGTTTACCATCGAGCATGAATAGTTCTTTGAAGTGAACGATGTAATATCGTCCCTGCTTATGGAATATATGGCACGATTGATAAAGAGTGTTGTCTTTTTTGGAAGCGAGACCAATTCTGGAAAGTGTTTCTTTAACTTTGAGAAAATCTTCCGGAGATCTAAGTCGAACTTCGACCAGTTGGCTTAGATTGAACATTGAGACCGCCCTTTATTAGTTTTTGTTTTATAAGGTCGATATGTTCTTTTGTAAGGATACTACATGCTTCAAGAGCACGCTTGTAACTTATGTTGTAGTATTCCTGCACGCACTGAACATCAGGTTCTTCAATGGTTTTTGACCATTTAGAGAACCTTTTACCTTTTCTAATACTATTTATAAGATAATCATTTTGCAACTGTTTTTCAACGGTGTTGTTAACGTTCATCTCATTGGCATACAGAATAGTATCGATAAAGTAAGACAGTGCGCGGTTGACAAGGAATGGATTATACGACTTCTCCGCGAGCTCAGGATTTTCTGATTCGCGGATCATGTCTTTCTTAGACATGTTTATAGCATTGACGAAGTCAAAAGGACTCATGTGAACTCCACTGACATCATGACTTCAGTTAGAAAGGCTGCCGTATTGATCTCATGATCGGCTACAAACGCAGCTTGATATTGATATTTGGCAATAGTAAGTACGAGTTCGGGGATCGACTTTGGACCAACTTTCTCATAGGCAGTATCATAGAATTTGCGGAAGAGTGTAGAAGAATCCATATCGGAGTTCTCACCAACCCACTTACGCATCTCGCCAAACTTTTTCTGTTTTAGAATGTTAATCAGATCAGAAAAAGCAGATTCGCTATAATTAGCAAAAATACCGGTATCGATAGTCCCATTTACAGAATAGCGCTGTAGTTCGTTAAGGACGCGGCGCCAGTCGGGAAGGTAACGCTGAATGAGTTCGGCGATTACAGTCTTATCATACTTCACTCCATTTCCATCGAGAATTGAAAGTACGCGTTTGAAGAATTGTGTTGCGAGTCGAGGAAGATCCGCTTTGGAAATTTTGAACTCGACCACGGAACAGCGAGAGTGAAGGGGTTCAATGATTCTGTTTTTAAAGTTACAGGTAAGTATGAACCCACAGTTCCTTGAATATTCTTCCATGAAATTACGTAGAGCCGGCTGTGTTGAGTTTGCATTAAGGTAGTCGGCTTCGTCCAAGATGACGTATTTTCTTCCGCCAGTAAAAGATACTGAGGAAGCAAATTGCAGGATTTCGTTACGGAGTGTGTCGATGTTTCCATTCATACTACCATTAATTACAATATAATCGGCCCCGATCTGCTCGAGCATAGCCCGAGCGACCGTAGTTTTACCAACACCAGCGCCACCCGTCAAGAGTAGATTTGGGATTTCTTTATTCTCCACGAATTTCCGGAAGGTATTTTTCAATTCTTCCGGAAGCACGCAGTCTTCGATAGTCTTTGGTCGATATTTTTCTACCCAAAGAAACTCTTCCATGATCACCCCTGATATTTGCTATTGGACTCAGTAGCTACATAATAACTAATTTTATCGGAAGTGTACAGGGCTAATCCTTGCGATGAGATCTTTACGTTGTAGTTTGCCGGAATAAGCTTAGTAATATTATCGGCTTTAAAGAACATATCGAAGTGCTTGTCAGTTTTACCAACATCGATGCTAAAGGTATCGCCAGTCGAGTTCTTAGGGTTCAGGGCGTATACGCGAATAACCTCTTCATCTCCTTGAACACTAATATCTGGAACTTGAAGAACGCCAGTAGCTCGTACGACTTTCTGAAGTTCTTCCTGAGTAATGTTGAAGTCGATCTCAGGTTCTGGAAACCCAATTTCTTTTTCAGGAGGAGCAACAATCATAGTAGGCTCAGCATATGTGTAACTGAGTTGTTGATTGCCGGATTTGATAAGCATAGACTTTTCTTCGAACTCAATTTCAGGATCATTGAAAAGCGATAGAACACCGAGAAACTTTGTGAGTTCATAGATGGCGAACTCACGCGGGAATGTTTCTGTTACTATAGCTTTCGCAAAAATTGATTTGTGTTGCGAAATGGTAGATAGTGTCGATCCTGGACGAACCAGGATCGACGGGTTAATAGTCGCGAAGTTTTTTAAGATCGCGATTGTATTGTCACTTAGTTTCATAATGTATAGTCTCCTGTTATTTCTTTACTTTTGAAGATGCGATTTGTGATGGATCGGCCGTAGCAGAAGCACCAATTGATGCTAGAGCTGAAAGCTTTCCGCCGAAGGTATAGAAACCTGCGTGTTGCAAGTGCATCCATGGGCACATCCAGACTTTCATCCCGGTTTTACGGGTATTCTGACAGAAGAGATAATCTTCAGACAGGTAGCGCTCAGACTCAGGATCAATTTCAGCTTGGAAATACATGCCAATCTTACGTGTGCCGTCGAACTCAGCTGTACGTACATGATCAGGTTTATACATGATAAGCGGGAACTTCCTTGCATATTCTTCAAAAGTTTCGCGCCGGATCATCATGAAACCCGTACCAATCTCAAGAACTTCAGCAGGTTCGTCTAGACGAATAGATTTTGAACCTTCGCCATTCTCCATGACCGGATTGAAAACAAAGTCACCAACAAAGTCTTCAAGAACAGATGGATTCTCGTCAGCCACACCTTTGTCAACGGCCATCTTGATCTTTTCCCAAGTGATACACTTCTTAGGATAAGCACCACCGATGATGTCATAAGGAGACTCGTCGGTCTGAAGGGCCAATAGTGCAAGCACGTCTTGAGGATTAAATCCAATGTCTGAGTCAACAAACAAGAGATGAGTATAACCTGAACGCAGGAATTCGTCAACACAATAATTCCGTGCGCGAGTGATAAGCGATTCGTTAAACAGGAAATACGAACGCATTTCGATGCCGTACTTTAGACACAAAGCTGTCAAGTCACACATCGACCGAGCGTACAAACCATTACACTGCCCGCCATACATTGGAGTAGCTACGAATAGCTTTTTCTTCTGTAGTTCCTCGATTTTAATTTGGATTTCCATTATTACCACCTTTCATCGTCTATATAGACACAAATTTTAATCGGCCCCACTCTGAGTACCGCATCTAGTATTAGTCCAGGATCAGATTGGCTTTCAGTCACCTTATATGCGTAAATCTTCCACCACTTAAGAGGATTTAGAAATAAGGTGACTATGACATCCGATTGCTTTATATATGATAAAAGCTTTTTCACTTATCATCCTCGTGTGTTGTATCGTGCACATAGAGCTGAATGATTGCATAATGAATTACTTTCATCAGATCTTTTCTCCAGTCGTCAGGATTACCTTTTCGACCATAGCGCTGAGCGTATTTTAAAACATTACCAACGCAAAAACCAGAACCATGTCCGGAATCGATGATGAACTCAGTCGCTTGAAACTTAGTTCGCGAGTAGTGTTCACCGTACGTATTATTAATATAATCCGTAATTTCTGAAATGTACAGGGCTTCTTTATACTTATATTCTATATTAGAAGAAAGCTTCGAGTCCTGCTGTAGCTGATTTTGTGTAATTGAATTCGTTTGTTCTTGAGAAGTTATATTGGAATCCAAGTCTTGCGTCAACAAGCTCGCGCTTTCCTTCGAGATATTGTAGGACTTCAGTTGCCATGTCATGTGCGGTGCTCACTGGTACGTTTTGACAGATGTGGTTAACGCTCTTCTTTGGATCGAGCAATTCGAAATCTTGGGGAAGACCCATAATAGTCATCGCTTCCCTATAAGTTATATAGCGGTCTTCAATCGGGTGCGTCAGCATCATTGGATAGTGACCGACAAATGCACCGATGTAGTCTCGTGGAACAATGGTTCCTCGACGCATGATATTTCCGCCTGCAGCTAATTTAGCTTTGCGTCCTTTACATCTGTCGACTTCTTTCGTATATCCATTATTACCCATCCATTTAGCTACTTCATCGTAATCAATTCCCATTCTTTCTATATATGATAAAACATCTTGGCCACGAGCTTTTGCTGGTTCAACAGTTTTGCAGAATTCGCGGTGTGTAATTCCACCGTGAATATGCTCGAGGATAAACCGATAGTATGGATCGTCTTTCGATGGAGTTTTCGTATTGATAGGTTCCATCTGAAAGTTTGATGTTACGCCTAAAATCGTGTCTTCAATTGTCGGGCGTTCACGTTTATAGAAGTTCAACACCGGAATTTTGTTACCTCTCCAAAAGAAGTAAAAAGCTCGTTCGCGAACTTGGGCTACACCATGAAGCAGCGACCTCGTACGGTATACTGACATACTATAACCATTATCTAAACCAATCTGATGAAGTTGGTTGCGAACGTTTTCACCGATTTTACCAGCAAATCCAGGAGCATTCTCGCCCCAAAACACTTCAGGTTTAAGCTCGCCGAGAACGTAGTTTGCAGTCTCAGTCATCCATCTATTATTGGGATTGTGATCTCCAAAGCCATGCGACAATTGGGATAAACCTGCACAGGGACACACGGTACTGATGACATCGACTTTAGTCTTTGGAAAGTCTCCACGATCAATCAGGTGATATGGCACTTCATTATTATAGTAATTAACGATGTGTCTATCATTAGCCTGAAAAGGTTCGTAAGAAGCTAACCACTCAGGGCGAGACCCAAACGCTTTCTCAGAAGCAAGAGTTTCACCCCCGATAAGTGGTACGATTGTAGCGTGTTTCACTTAACTTTTCCGATCATATTGAATATGCTGTCAAAGACTGCATCTGCATCTTGGTGTGATTTATAGAACTCGTATGCTTTCTCGCGATACTCGTTACGCATCCCGTCGTCTTTATTTAGCGCGGATATCAAGTCTGCAGATTGCTGCATGTTCTCACTAGATAGCCAGATAGTACCACTATCTGCGCATTCTGTCAAGGGTATACCTAGTACTCGATGGGTACATGCATCACCATAACCTTGGTGAAATACTGGAATTGTACCAGTAGCTACAACCTCACAGTGCGTATACTCAATTGATTTTTCGATGAACCTTGGATCTAGAAGAGAGAGTTGATACCCGTATCCAGATTTAGACATGCGTTCAAGGATTTCATGGTTTTTAAAGAATGAGAAAACTACTGGTTTGTTTCCGTACCAATCTGTAAAGTCAGTCTTGTCTGGACTAACATTGTTTAAGTAATGGAATGAATACTTTTGCTTGAGTTCAACATAAGCTAGTGATTTCTCAATACCCTCAAGAATCGTGAGTGCATTCATCTGGCGTAAGTGCTTCTCATGGAAGTCCATCATCAATCGTGGGCCCTTCCATAGAGCCATTCGACCAATCCACCTATGACACATTTTATCGATTTGTTCGATGGGTTTCCAGTACTTCTCGCGAACTTCATCGAAGTACATTCCAGGCTGGAAGTTTAAGATTTGCTTCTTTGGAGCATCTCCACCAAAGAATCCCATGATGCCGCCAGCTTCAGACATACTCTCTACTACACCAGCAAAATCACCAGTTGGAGAATGAGCAAACAAAACTTTAGATTTATCGATAGATTCTTTCAAACAATCGTTACGTATGATGGAGATCTTATTGTGATCGTGTTGAAATAACACCGATGGTGCGGATATCTTATTGAGAATTTTACGGAAGTTTTCAGCAACCTTAAGATCGTAATTCTGATTCTTCTTATGTGCGAAAGGTGGAAGCGAGTTAATGATCACTAGATCACATGAGTTGCAAGCGTCTGCTACACTATCGATATTAACATCTTCTGCAAATTTTACGTACATGAGATTTGGCATGACGTGTGAGTTAACACGAGACCATGTTTTATCTTTAGAAGCAATCACTGTACATTCATGGCCGTTCTTCTTTAGATACTTTGTCATCTCAATAGTAAATTTTGAGACGCCGCATCCTTCAATGCCGCGCCCCATAAGGATAGCCACTTTCATTTTATAATATACCTCTTTGGTGTCTGATTACGCTCGTTAATTATATATGAAAGAAAAATAGTCAGTTTCATCGTAATTCGATATTTTCATAATACATATACTCAACACCAGCTTCTTTCAGCATATTTTTGGTAGTTTCAAAAGAGTCTTTCCATTTGTTATCTACATAAGAAGGATAACACATGAATACGCGTTTAACACCGACCTGAATAACACCTTTAGCGCATTCAGAACAAAGAGGTAGTCCCCAGATATACAGGTCAGAACCAGCTAGACTTACGCCATTCAGTGTTGCATTGTATATACAATTCTGTTCAGCATGAACAATATACTTATACTTTTGCTCTCGATCATTAAGCCTAACGTCACTGTCATCAATTCCACGAGGAAAGCCATTATACCCTTGCGAAAGGATTTGGCCTCTAGCTCCTACTGCAACAGCACCCACTCGGGTGCTCGGATCTTTAGACCAAGTCGATACCTGCTTGGCTAGGTTAAAATAGTTTTGTGTCCAGTTATTTGACAAGATCAAAGTGCCTTTCATATACGTGAAGTGATGCAACGTTCCAATAAATGTGTCCCGGCTCATAACCCAGGCTTTCACACATCAAGCCCAAAACATATTTCTGCCAAGCGTAATCGTTCTTATACCCAAACACAACATCGTTTGATCGCATGTATACTAGAGCGTGAAGACGATTCTCGCGGATCATATATTGTACGGTGTTTGTGCACATGAAATCGCTGCGCCCAAAAGCATTATAATCATTCCACATATTTGGTCGTGTATAGATCATCGTAGCCCGTCGAGACTCAGGGTTCTTCTTGAGTTCTTTTACTACGTTATTATATTGTGAGGAATTTTCCTTCGACCAAATACACCAACCATAGTTTGAGTTGATATATCCACTTGGGTCTGCCACCTGTCGCCAGATAGCGGGAGGACCACCTGGAATATCGTTAACATTAAGAGACATCGACTCATACCATTCCAACTCTCGTTGAATGTAGTTTTTATCAATGGTGCCAAATATAGTCGGTTCATCTGCAATGAAACTGGCATTCATGATCTCAAGCATCTTAACGCCTGATTTATCATTAACAAACACGCCATCTTTTAAGTGCTGCTTAAAGAACAAACGAATTTGATTAAGTGTCATCATTTATTGCGATCCACATCGTAGAAGAAAATGGACTTAGCATCTGGGTTAGCATCCTGGTTAGGCTCGTACTTATTATTAAAGATGTCGCGCGCGGGATCTTGACCTTCGATTTTACCACGGAGCCAAGATACAGCGAAAGAAGCGTAGTTAATGAGATCTTTATAGGTATCTTCAAGAGACTCAAAGTTTGCTTGATCAGCTCGGCCAGACTCAAGAAGAGACTGAGCACGATACATTTTACCCTGCATGGTATCGTGGATCGTATCTACCCCACGACGATAGTGCATGGCTTGAACTACGTTTGAGTTTGGATTTTGATAGTCTTGGGACTTCTTGAGTTGTAGGTCGATGCATTCTTGAAGTACTTTTACTGATTCTTTCACGCTACTCTCCTGAGTTTGATCGAGTTCTCGTACAATACACGAGACCTGTCTTCTGATATATTACAAATTTTCAAACAGTTTGTCAATGGATAATTTCGGCACTTTACTCCATTATTCGTAGATACCATCGTATAAGAGTTCACATGATTTACTGACAAATAGAGTTCAGCCAAATCATTCTCAGTCTCAGGTACGCGTATGAAAAATAGAAGGGGAACTGAATCAACATTCTTCCACATAATCTTTGTATAGTTGTCGCTCATCCAAAATCCGCGTGTCGATTTATTTAGCCGAAACGTTTTGACGGCGTACTTCATTTCATTGATGTAACCATCTTTCTCGGAGTCGTACTTATAGATACTTCGAGTAGAATCGAAAAATTCTTGAACGACAACTTCACCGATATCACCAATGATTTCGGCGTTAGTATTAGACATTGTCATAATGCTTCTTCCATGCTGAACCAACTGTGCCGAGACCAATACCCGATAGGTAAACCTGATACATAATCCGAGATACTTCCACAGGTGTTCTTGCTTTATGTAAGTCGTGTTTGATGCGATTAACTGAAGTTGCTTGATTAATAGACTTCTTGGGCATCTTTTCAACAAGACTATTAGCAGTTTCGCGAGATTGATGGATAGGCATTTTATCCAGACTTTGAAGGATCTTGACGTCAAACAATTCTTTTTTCACGTGTTGTCACTTTCTTTTTGCTGTGAATAGACGAAGTCAATGTGTTCTTCAATCTTATCCCACGCTTCTTGAATCGCGGGAGTGCCTTCTGATCGAATAGCTTTACGTAAGGCGTTGATCTGATTAAACATCTTTACTACTTTACGATTTCCGTATCTTTCAGTCATAGCACACCAGCAACTTTAAGACCAATCATTACAATATCGTGACCAGCGCGAAAAGCACCATAGATAGCAAAAATAATGACTACTATAGCAGTAAACGTAATAATAGGTTGAACCTTTACTGCAAACATTTCGTCATTGTCATGATCACTCATTCTCTTTCCCCTTTTCCAACGCAGCCCTTGCAGCCTCCAACTTATCATAAGCAGCAGCACGAGCAGCATAAACAGCCATAGCAGCAGCACGAGTAGCCTTAGCAGCCATAGCAGCATCAGCAGTAGCCTTAGCAGCCTCAGCCTCAGCTACATCAGCTTCAAGTTCTTCTAGGGTTTTGGTCATTCCTTCCCCACCAGTTCAGCCAGCACGGCAGCGGAATCATCCAACAACTGCGCCCACCCAGTATGATCCTCTGCATCAGGTGCAGCGTTAAGTATGCGCTTGATAATATCCATAGCCTTGGCGAGTTTTTCCTCTAGCCCATCTTTTACTTGCCCATAGAGTTCGTTTATCTCATACAACTCTAACTCCAAATCTTCGATATAAGTAATGGCTTCTGATGGTGTCTTACTACCAGTACCATAGCCTAAGTCAAACAGTCTCTGCTTTAGTGAGTCAGTCATCTCGTCCACTTGGTCAAACGTTGGCATATCGTAAACGTCACTCATTTTTTGCCCTAAGGAAATCATTTTATTTTCTCCTATCAAAAGTTGAAATCATAAAATTTGCGGGGTTCACGGGCAATACGGTGTTTGCCATAGTATGACCAGAAGTAACCGTCAGCGCGCTTACGAGCTTTGATTACAGGATTAGCTTCATTTGATTGGATGATCCACTTCTGGTCTTCTTGGTTAGCGCAGTTAGCAGTGAAACCACCTGCAACAAAATCCGGAACCCAAGTTGGGTCGCGCTCAGCGTCCATCTCACGAATGAGGATTTGCTTGCCGGACTTAGTCACAGACAAGATTTCAAAGGGTTTTACGTCGCTATAACCAATCTGGTTCGCGTAACTAGTGGGAAGAGCATTAGCCATGGTTGTTTCCTTTTCCATACCTTACTCTTAGATACTATAACATGGAGCGAGAAATGTCAACTAAAAAATGCATTTTTTTAAAATATTTTGCGTAGAAGTCCTGGATTATCAGAGTGATCTGGACCAACCCAACCTTCTGGTTTAATCAGGTCTGGTAGACCAATAGGATTAGGACGACTGGCTTTAATGCCAGTTTTCTTAGCCATATTAGGCTTTAGAACTGCATCCCAGGCTTTGTATGAGTCAACCGCAAATCCATCTAGGGTTCCAATAGCCACGACACATAGATCGATTAAAGCATCTACTACGTCTTCAGGATTTTCTGCGTCTTTAAGTTCATTAAGTTCTTCCATTAAAAAGTCAATGCGAAACTGCAGAAACTTCTTGAGAGTTTCGCCATCCATCTTTTCGATGATGGGTCGAACTCCATAGTGCTCGTGCATATCGTAGATGTCTTTTACCCAGTCTTTACTCATGCTATCCACTCCGGTATTTGGCGATTTGTCCATTTATGCATTCTCTGCTTCGCTACGCGATAGTAGTTGCGATAAGACGTAACAGAGTCGTGTTCTACTTTATACTCATCCGGCATAGCCGGTGTTACTGGCGTTAGGTATCCTACATGGATATTATGAGGAGTAGAGCGCAAAGAGTCCACTAGAGTGGCACACTTATGGACTTTACCATATCGGTAGGTGTATTCATCTAGCAAGGCAAGAAAATGAGCATAGAGCCAGTTGTAATTGTTATTCGAATTCCTGCACCACACAGCAGATGGGTGGTTAATATGTGTTGCCTGATAGAGAACGGCGTCGCGAAAGTCTGGAAGACGCCAGCGCTTAGCTTTACGGCCAGATAGAGACTGGCCGACAAACTCTTCGCCATCAATGACACGATGGGCTGTAGAAAGGAGTTGCGCGGTTTCTAGGATCATTTTGACAACATGTTTGTCAACCATCATCCGCGCGGCTTCGAATGGATCTTCACTGATATAGAAGATGTTCACTTGTTTTTTGTTCCTTGTTCTTTTTCTGCTTCTTCGATAGCACGGGTTAGAGCTTCATTAATCCAAGCTTCGATGTGAATTTGAAGATCACTGAATTCTTCTTGATCCATCTTCTCTTGATCCACTGCTATCATGTTATTATTACCATCTATCTTGAAAATGTCAATAGACATTTGCATAGTTCCGTCATCATTTTCAAAAAGAAAGTCTTCATGAATTGGGATGCTGATGAAGTAGTCTTTGATCCTGAATCCAGGACGCTTATGCTGATCTAGTTCCATTTAAGTACTCCTTCTGCTTTTTGAAAGCTTTCTCACGATGATATGCATTTGCTCGGCTATAGAAGATGGTGCCATCCAGGTGATCCATCTCATGCTGAATTACTCTAGCAGTAAGACCTGCTACGTTAATCGTATCGATTCCTCCTGATGGAGTCTGAAACCGCAACCTTACTGTGTTCCAACGCTTCACCTTTACATTGATTCCTGGAAACGATAAGCAACCCTCTTCCAATAAATTCTGTTCGTCACTGTGACTGACGATTTTTGGATTGAAGCAGGCGTAGTTCTGATTCTCTCCTCGCATTACAAATACACGTAAAGGATGGCGAATTTGATTTGCAGACAGTCCAATAGACTTATGATCATTCATAGTCTTCAACATCTCTTCAACCAATTCAAACTGGTTAACTTGCGGGTTAGTAAAATCAAACTTAGCCGTAGGAATAGTTAGTACTGGATCAGGAAATTTTACTATCTGTGTCATGCTGCGATC